ATCAGCAAATGACTTTAATTTAAATATCGGCGGAACACATACATCAACAACATTTAATAGAGAGTATTCATCTGGAGCCTACTCAATTACATCATCTGTTTTAGATACATCTACTGATATATACGCATATAATTCAGATGGGTCTTTAGCAGGATATTCATCTACAAAGGCTTTTATTGCAACAAAAGGATTTAGTAAGATAGTGGTAATTGGCGGGACATCAGGAGATGTTCTTGGATTTACATATAAGAATACATTTACAACATCTAATACTACTGCTGAAGTTACCGCAGGACCATTTATAACAGATATAACCCCATCAGCAATGGCTAATCAAAATAATAGCATTACTATTACAGGTGGAAATTTTGCCTCAGATGTAGCAGTAGCATTTACAGGAACATCATATTCTTCTACCGCTGCAAAATCTATTGTTAGAACAAATGCTTCTGAATTAATTGTAACAAGACCTGATAATTTTCCAGTTTCTGCTTCCCCATATACAGTAACAATAACAAATCCAGGAGTAAATTCTCCAGTTGGAACTAATGCTCATATTGCAGCTGCTGCAGTTACAGCAGGAGTTATTCCATCTTGGAGTACATCTACTACACTTCCTGCATTTCAAAAAACAGTTTCATATTCACAATCAGTTTCTGCAACAGATGCTGATGGATCTTCATCTATAACATATTCAGCAAATTCAAGTACGCTTCCAACAGGGATAACACTTAGCGCAGGTACATTTAGTGGAACTCCATCTGCAAATGGTGGATCCTATACAGCATCAATTCGTGCAACAGATTCTGGTGGAAACTTTGTAGATAGAACATTTACAATGACTCAGGATAAGCCAGATGCTCCTACAATTGGTGTCGCTACTGCAACTGGAGAAACAACTGCCACAATTGCATTTACTGCTCCAACCTATACAGGAACGTCTACAATTACATCTTATACTGCAACATCATCACCATCAGGAGGATCAGGAACTTTATCTCAAGCAGGTTCAGGAACAATATCAATAACTGGACTTACAGGATCAACAGCATACACATTTACAGTTACTGCAACTAACTCAAGTGGAGCTTCATTAGCGTCAAGCGCAAGCTCAAGTGTTACTACGCAAACTCCAACCCTTACAATAAACTACCTTGTTGTTGCTGGAGGCGGTAGTGGTGGCGCAAGCATGGCTAGTGGTGGTGGAGCTGGTGGTTATAGAACAGGTTCGATAACTGTTAATGCAAATACTTACTCTCCGATTACAATTGGCGCTGGGGGTTCTGGGAGTTCTGGCACTAACAACGGATCAAAAGGCAACGATTCGGCATTCGCATCTATTATTTCATCTGGGGGTGGATACGGCGGCGGAAATCAATCTGCGGGTGGAAACGGTGGTTCAGGAGGTGGTAGCGGTGGATTAGGTAATAAACCGATCACTTCTCCCGCACAAGGATTTTCAGGAGGCACAGGTGGAGGACATCAACAGGGTGGCGGTGGCGGTTCAGGAGGTCTTGGCTCAAACGGTTCAATTAATGGCGCTAATGGCGGAATAGGAACAGCAAACTCTATTTCAGGTTCTTCTGTAACTTATTCTGGGGGCGGTGGAGGCTCAACCTATTGGGCCGATGGGGGAACACAAGGTCCTGGTCTTGGAGGCGCAGGCGGTGGAGGTAACTCTGGGTATGGTCAAAGTACTGGTAGTATAAATGGTATTTCAGCAAGCCCTAATACTGGCGGCGGCGGAGGTGGGGCTGCTTATGCTAATGGAAGCCATGGTTCAGGAGGTGCTGGTGGTTCAGGGGTTATAATTCTTTCTTACGCTGGAGCAACTGCCGCTTCTGGAGGAACCATAACTGCATCAGGCGGAAATACAATACATACTTTTACATCAACAGGAACTTTCTATACTGGATTATCACCAAGTTCAGCTAAAGCTACAGGTGGCGCTATTACTAATGACGGTAGTTACTGGTATCACATTTTTCTTTCTTCGGGAACATTTACTCCACAACAATCATTGACTTGCGACTATCTTGTAGTCGCTGGTGGTGGTGCTGGCGGTGGAGAACCATCTAATAGATATCAAGGTGGTGGCGGTGGTGCAGGTGGACTGCGTTCAACAGTTGGAACAACTGGTGGGGGTGGTTCTCTTGGAACTGCTTTATCTCTCACAGCAACTTCTTATTCAGTCACTGTTGGCGCTGGTGGTGCTGGTGGTTCAACAACTGGTGCTAGTGGAAGCAATTCAACATTATCAACCATTACATCAACTGGCGGTGGCGGTGGCGGTGATGCCAGTGAAGTAGGAACTAGTGGTAATGGTTTAACTGGCGGTTCTGGTGGTGGTAGTGGTTCTGGCCTCGGCGGTAAAACTGGTGGTAGCGGAACAACAAATCAAGGTTTTGCAGGTGGTAATGCTGCCAGCCCAACAGGTGGCGCTGGTGGTGGCGGTGCTGGTGCTGCTGCTGCAAATGCAACTACCTCTGGCGTTGCTGGTAATGGTGGTGCTGGTGTTTCAATTGCAGTTCTTGCACAACCAACAGGAACTGGTGTTGCTAATTATTATGCAGGTGGCGGTGGCGGTGGTCTAGAAGGAGCGCAGACTGGTGGTCTTGGCGGACTCGGTGGTGGCGGTAATGGTGGAACTTCATCTGCTGTTGCTGGAACTACAAATACTGGTTCTGGTGGGGGCAGCGTAGGTGCGGATAGCGTATCTGCTATGGGTGCACCTGGTGGCTCTGGTATTGTTATTATAAGATATCCAGTATAAATAAAATAAAAACAGGAGGAATAAATGTCAAGTAAAGCAAGAAGAATGGCAGGTTCACAATCTTTTACAGTTGTTACATCAACTGGAGGATCTAAGACTGCTACCTTTACTAACCCGTTCCCCGCTGGAATTTATACAATTGAATCAATAAGCGGAGATTCAGATCTTGAAATTTATTTAGGATCGGCAGATGGATTAAATGTTGGATATATAACAGGCGGTGCTAAAGCAATAACAGCATCAGCCCCATTTAAATATGTAACTACAGCCAATGCCAATTCATCAGATGCTATTGTATTCTCTCTATATACACCATCAGCAAATGCTACAACTATTGCTACAAAGACAGATGCTTATTGGGCCCCGCCAACAATTACGGCGGTATCCCCATCAAGTTTATTTAATATAGATTCAACAACTACAATTACTGGAACTAACTTTGCAACAGATGCGGCGGTACAATTTAGAAAATCAGATGATGCTACATTAGTATCAGCTAAACAAATCGTAGTAGGTTCAAGCACATCTATTATTGCAACCCGCCCAGATTCATTTAGTCCAACAGACTCTCCATATGATGTCATTGTAACAAATGCTACTACTGGATTATCTGCTTCATCATTAAACGCTATTACAGCAGGTTCTGCTCCAGTATGGAGTACATCTGCAACATTGCCAGCATTCCAAAAGACAGTAGCGTACTCACAAGCAGTAGTTGCAACAGATGCTGACACTTCTCCAACAGTTACATATTCTCAAGTTTCTGCAACATTGCCAACAGGCATAACATTTAATACAAGCACAGCAACATTCTCAGGTACACCTTCTGCAAATGGTGGCTCATATAATGCAGTAATTAGAGCAACTGATTTAGGTGGAAATTATGCAGATCGCACATTTACATTAGCACAAGATAAACCAGATGCGCCAGGAATTGGAGTTGCTACTGCTACTGGACAAACTACTGCAACAATTGCATTTACTGCACCAACATATACAGGAACATCTACAATTACAACATATACCGCAACATCTTCACCATCAGGTGGAACAGGAACTTTATCTCAAGCAGGATCAGGAACAATTACGGTTACAGGCTTGACCTTAAATACCTTATACACATTTACCGTGACTGCAACAAACTCAAGCGGAACCTCAGTGGCATCAAGTGCAAGCTCAAGCATTACAACCGCTGGTGACTCATTTACAATACACTATTTAGTTATAGCTGGCGGCGGAGGATCTGGTAGTTATACTGGCTCTGGCGGCGGAGGTGGAGGAGCAGGAGGATATCGAACAAATACAGGATATTCTGTATTGGCAGGTACATCGTATTCCGTAGAAGTGGGAGTTGGAGGAACAACTAGCGGAAGTGCTCCTACAAATGGAGGAAATTCAATTTTTGATACAATCACATCAACTGGAGGAGGTGCTGGCGGAGCATATAGTGGCGGCTATGTAAATGGAGCCGCTGGTGGTTCAGGTGGAGGTGCTTATGGTAATGCTGGTATGGCTGGCGGTGCTGCTTCTCCAGCTGGTCAAGGAAATCCAGGTGGGAATATAACTGGCAATATTTGGGAAGGTGCAGGCGGTGGCGGAGGCGCTGGAACTGCAGGAGCAGGAGGAGTCGCTGGTTCAACATCACCACAATCAACTTCAGGTGCTGGTGGAAATGGTTTATCATCTTCAATAACTGGAACTTCAGTTACTCGTGCAGGCGGTGGCGGCGGTGCAAGTGTATATGGGTCTGATGCTAATGGTGGAACAGGCGGTGGAGGCAACGGAGGATCTGGAACTTCAGGTGCAATTAATACTGGTTCTGGCGGCGGAGGCGGAGGCGGAAATGGTGGTTCAGGAATAGTTATATTAAAATATCCAGATACTAAAACAATAACAATAGGATCTGGTTTAATTGCTTCAACTGCTGGACCTTCTGGAGGCTATAAGGTAACATCAATTACTGGCGGCTCAGGCAGTGTTAACTGGTAATTTAACATATAGACTTATCATTAAAAAAATGGTAAAATAAAATATAAATAAGGAGGTAATACAATGGCACACTTTGCCGAAATAGACGAAAATAACATCGTTACACGTGTACTCGTAGTAGATGATGCAAATGAAAATGATGGACAAACATTCCTTGCTGAAACCTGTAATTTAGGTGGAACATGGATTAAGACATCATATAATACTCAAGGAGGCGTTCATTCAAATGGTGGCACACCACTAAGAAAGAATTACGCTGGAATTGGATATACATATGACTCAGGAAGAGATGCATTTATTTCACCAAAGCCTTTTGCTTCATGGGTTTTGAATGAAGACACATGCAATTGGGATGCTCCAACTCCTATGCCTGTTGAAGAAGGAAAATTCTTCACATGGAACGAAGAGACTACTTCATGGGATGAAGTTTCTTTAGTTTAAATTAAATTAAAAGCTGGGGGTAGTTGTGGCAGATAAAAATTTTAAGATCAAGACTGGTCTTACTCTGCCGCAACCCCTCCCAGCCGATCAAGGCGGAACTGGGCAATCAACTTTAAATAATGCTTTAAATTCAATGCTTCCAAGTCAGGTGGGGAATACTGGAAAAGTATTAGCATCAGATGGAACAAGTACAACTTGGGCTACATTGCCTACGGGATATACTAAGGGGTCTACTGCATCCCGCCCAGCATCTCCTTCAGCAGGAGACTTATATTTTAATACAGATTATAGTTATTTTGAAAGCTATACAATTAATGGATGGTTTCCAATTGCCGCCGCACCTGGTATTCCAACTGGAGTAACTGCTACAAATCAACCTTCTAGTAGGGCATTTAATAATGGGCAAATGTCTGTTGCATTTACTCCTTCAGCAAATGGCGGGGCACCAACAACTTTTGTTTTAACTCCATCTCCTTCAACATCTCCATCAACATTTAGCGGTAGTACATCTCCAATTACAGTAACAGGCCTTTCATCTAGCACACAATATACATATACAATTTCAGCAACATCGCCATATGGCACATCATCTGCTTCATCTGCAAGTACTGCAGTAACTGCAACAACTGTGCCACAGGCACCGAGCTTAGTAGCAACTGGTGGATCTACAAACGTAAGTATTGCAATTACTGCTGGATCGACTGGAGGATCGGAAATAACAGGATATACAATTATTTCAAATCCAGCAACTACTACTCAGACAACATCTTCTTCCCCATATACATTTACTGGTTTAACAGAAGGTACATCTTATACATTTACTGCAACAGCAACAAATGCTAATGGAACTTCGGCAGCAAGTTCTGCAAGTAATTCAGTTTCAACTTCTCCACCATCCTATACTGTTCTTAATGGATATGTTGCACTTGCTTCTCATACATTTGCTAATAGTTCTACTAATACAATTACATTTGCAACTATCCCAACTAGCTATAAACATTTAATATTAGTAACTCAATTACAAGGTACTCAAAATAGCGGTACTAGGTTGTATTTTAACAACGATACCACCAATGGAAATTATGCGGGAGCAGGTGGATATACTGCCGCAGGCGCAACTGGAAGTGCAGTAACTGTAAGCAATGCAACATCAAGTCAAGGAATAACAGATTTAGTTAAATTAACATCTCAATCAGATAGCGCTACTGGTTCTGGTTTTGGCGTAATTGAAATAAATGACTCTTCTAGTACTTCAAAATTAAAAGTGGTTCGTGCTACGCAAGGAACATTAACTCCTGCTACAAACGGAGAACTAGGATTCTTGTATGGTGCCTGGACTGGCAGTACTGCTGCTATTTCTGCAATCACATTAACTGCAACCACTGGAAATTATAATACAAATTCTCGAATTGATTTGTATGGAATTAATTAGGAGGTATTGTGGCTACTAATCAAACATTTACACCAATTTATACTGTTAATACAGGATCTGCTGGCGCTATAAGTATTACTGGAATTAATCAAAATTATACACATCTTGTAATTACAGGTGGCTTTACTCGTAATATTAACGGGAATTTTGGTGGTCGTGGAGCTGAATTTCAATGGAATGGTATCACATCTGGTTATAGGACTAGACAAATAGCAAATTTAAATGATAATGGTTTATCTACCACTGCAACTCAAAGTATTACTCCAGTAGCGGGCAATTTGCTTTATGCTGGTAGAGGTAATTTTGAAGCTTGGGTGTTAAATTATACTAATACTAATTTTCATAAACATGCTACTATAAAGTATACTATCAGTGGAACAACTGAGTCAGGTGGCTATACTATTATAAATAATAGCTTAATACCAACTACATCACCAATATCTTCAATTTATATATATCAAAATGTTGATACTTTTGTTGATGGAGACGGTCTTACAATTTGGGGGGTATCAAATGCCTAGTCCTACATTTACTTTAATTGCTGGAACTACACTATCGTCTGAAACTAATGTGTTTCAATTTAATAGTATCTCACAAAGTTATACTGATTTGCGTTTATACACAAGCCTTAGAGGAACTGAAACAAGTGGTAATGATGTTAATGCTTGGATAAGATGGAACGGGGCTACAAGTGGATGGTCGAGCATACTTGCGTTACCTGGTTCTAATACAACTACTACTAGTACAATACAATCAGGAATAAGTAGCGGTAGTTGGACTAATAACCGTGGTATGCATGGCGGTGGAATTATTCCAACATCAAATGGAACTGCTAATTCATTTAATAGTTCATTTATTTTACTTCCAAGATATAATTATCAAGGAACTTTACATAGAAGAACTGCTTATACTGAATCTGCAAACTATAGAGCAGGTGGAAATAATACATTTTTAGTTCAAGCGGCAAGTGGAGTAAACTCAGGTGCGGTTGTATCTAGCATTACTATACAAACAGAATCTGGTAATTTTGCAGTAGGATCATCCGTATATCTATACGGATGTACTAGTTCATAAGTAAAGATAAAAGGAGAAATAAAATGACAGAACAAACAATCCCACAGGTTTTAGAAATTAACTGTGAAACAGGCGAGGAGATATATCGCCCTATGACAGAAGAAGAGCTAGCGCAACGTGAGGCAAGCCGAATTGAATGGGAAGCGTCTGAGGCACAAAAAGCAACTGAGGCTGAAGCACTTGCTACACTTAAATCTTCCGCTAAAGCCAAGCTTATTGCTGGACAAGCATTAACTGCTGAAGAAGCAGATGTTCTTGTAATATAATTCTGCTATAATTAAGTATAATCAATTAGGGGATATGTGAACCAGATTGTCAGATAAAGACTTTAAAGTTAAGAATAAACTGCAGGTTAAAGGTATAACCTCTGCAGGCCCCGTCGTTTCTGATGCATCTGGAAATTTGGATTCTACAACATACATAGCAACACAATATGGCGGAACAGGAACATCTACTTCACCTTCCTCTGGACAAGTTTTATATTCTTCAGCAGGAACTACATATTCCCCAACTACTTTATCTTCTTTAATTCAAGGATCTAGTTATCAAGCAGATGCTCCTTCTTCCCCCGACATTGGCGATATCTGGATTGAATCAGATTCTACTTCAGACTCATTTGACCCCAACATTATTCGCCGTCATACATTTACAGCAACGGCGGGACAAACAAATTTCGTAGCATCAGTAGCATTCCTAGATGGATATGAGCAGGTATACTTCAATGGTCTTCTACTATTAAAGACAACAGATTATACAACATCTTCTAGTACTACTGTTATTCTTGGTTCCGCCGCAGCAGCAGGCGACATTATAGAGATAGTTACAATAACAAATTTAAACTCAACTAATACATATACTCAGTCTGAGATTAATACTATTGTTACAACTCAGGTAAATAATTTAATTGCCAATGCCCCAGCAGCCCTAAATACACTAGATGAATTAGCGGCGGCATTAGGCGATGACGCAAGTTTTGCTACAACAGTTACAAACTCTTTGGCTGGTAAGAAAAATGAGACAGCCTCATCAATATCAGCAAATACAAATTTAGCAGTGGGAGTAAGATATTTTGTAACATCTGCTTCTGTTCTTACTCTAACATTACCCTCATCCCCTTCAGTAAATGATCAAATAGATGTATTTGATGCTTCTGGAAACGCTTCGACGTATAATATAACTGTGGCCCGTAACGCCAAGTTAATTAATGGTAATGCGGGAAATCTAATTATTGACGTAGACGGCGGATGGTTTACTCTTGTCTTTACAGGTAATACATATGGATGGAAGGTATCATAATGGCCGATTTAAGAGCATCAGGATTAGGTGGGGTTCCAAAAGGAGCAACCGCAGATAGACCATCATCTCCATCAGTTGGCGACGTATTTTATAATGGTGACCTAGGATACTTAGAAATGTATACCGCACAAGGATGGTTTGCATCTTCACCAGTTCTTCCAGGACAGCCTACTTCAGTAGTTGCTACAGACTCGGCAAGTGGGCGGGCATTTAATAATGGAAGATCTTCAGTAGCATTTAACGTTGGAACTAATGGCGGGCTTCCAACATCATTTACAGTTACATCTTCTCCAGGATCATATACAGCATCTGGATCAAGTTCTCCAATATTAGTTACAGGACTTCAATCAAATACTTCTTATACATATACAGCTACAGCAACCAATAATTTTGGAACATCTTCTGCATCATCTGCGAGTACCGCAGTAACTGCAACGACTGTGCCCGCTGCACCAAGCGTAAGCGCTGCAAGTGGAGATGCACAAGCAGTTCTTACATTAACAGGTGCTACAGGTGGGTCTTCTATTGCTTCATGGTCAATTACTTCAAGCCCAGCAACTACTACACAAACAGCCTCATCTTCGCCTTATACTTTTACAGGACTTACAAACGGAACATCTTATACATTTACCGCAACAGCAACAAACGCTAATGGAACATCTGCAGCAAGTAGCGCAAGTAGTTCTATAGTACCCGTCGTGACTGCATTTGATTATCTTGTTGTTGCTGGCGGCGGCGGAGTGCCTGGCAGTAATACAACTCCTGGTGGTGGAGGAGGAGCAGGTGGACTTCGCACAACAACTAGCGTTAGCGGAACTTCTGGCGGCGGTGGCATATTAGAATCACAACTTACACCTATACTTGGAGCTACATATACTATAACAGTTGGAGCTGGAGGAGTTGGATCTGTTGCATCAGCCAATACAGCAACAAGCGGAACAAGTTCATCAATTTCAGGAAGTGGAATTACAACAGTAACATCAGTTGGCGGAGGAAGAGGAGCTTTTGATAATACTCAGGGAACAGCAGGAGGTTCGGGTGGAGGATCTTCATATAATTTAAGTTTTACAACTGGTGGAGCTGGAACAGCTAATCAAGGATATGCAGGCGGCGGACTAGACGCTGGTGCTATATCAAGTCAAGGTGCTGGCGGCGGCGGCGGCGCTGGAGCAGTAGGTGGACAAGGCAGCGATACAACAGGATTTGGTGGTAATGGAGGAATTGGAATATCTTCATCAATTACTGGAAGTGCAACTTATTATGCAGGCGGCGGCGCTGGAGGAGGATGGAATTCAAGTAGTGTTTCTGGAGGTTCTGGTGGTGGAGGTAATTCAACAACCAGCGGAGGACAATCTGGAACAGCGAACACTGGAGGCGGTGGTGGTTCAGTTTGCGGAAATGCCAATCGTGGAGGTGGCGCAGGAGGTAGTGGAGTTGTAATTATTAGAACAATGCTTACTGCATCTTCTGCAACAGTATCACCAACAACAAGTGGATCATATAAAGTTTATACATTTAATGCAACAGGAAGTATAACCTTCTAATGAGCAGAATCAGAGATATAGCAAACTTATTCAGCGCAAATACGTCGGCAGCGACGGATTCAGAAGTAACTACTGCTATATCTGCACATAACTCTTCAACAACAACAGTTCATGGTATTTCTGATACTGCCGCCCTTGCTACATCTACATCTGTAACATCTGCAATATCAACACATAATACAACTGCTAATGGACATGTTAAAAGAGGTAATACTGCTTCTCGTCCCGATTCACCTACAACTGGTGACATGTATATGAATACACAATTAGGATACCCAGAATTTTATGAAGGAACGGCATGGATTCCAATTGGAGCAGATCCAACTGCGCCATCATCTGTTGTTGCTACAAACTCAGGAACTGGGCGGGCATTCAATAATGGTCAAGCATCTGTTGCATTTACAGCAGGAACAGTACCAGGATCTAGTTATACAGTAACATCTTCTCCAGGTTCTTATTATAATACTGGTGCATCATCTCCAATCCTTGTATCAGGATTGCAATCAAATACATCTTATACTTTTACTGCAACTGCATCAAATGTTTATGGCACGTCTGTTGCCTCATCTGCGAGTAGCGCAATTACTGCAACTACTGTGCCACAGGCACCAAGTATTACATCTGTAACAGGCGGAAATGCACAGGTATCAGTTGCGTTTTCTGCAAATGCTACAGGTGGCTCATCAATTACAGGGTACACAATTACATCATCTCCAGGAAATATTACTGCAAGTGGATCATCAAGTCCAATCGTTGTTACAGGTTTAACAAATGATACATCGTATACATTTACTGCAACAGCAACAAATGCAAATGGAACATCTGCAGCAAGTTCTGCAAGTAGTTCTGTATCAACAATTTCACAGCTAGATGTTGATTATTTAGTTGTTGCTGGCGCTGGTGGCGGTGGTTTCGCATATGGTGGCGGTGGTGGCGGTGGTGGTTATTTAACCAGTATTGGTGGAAGTCCATTAACTTGTTCTTCAAATACTGCTTTTACAGTTACCGTTGGTGCTGGCGGTGCTGGCGGTATTGCTAGTGCAAAAGGAATCTCTGGTTCTAATTCTATATTTTCTTCTATAACTGCAACTGGCGGTGGCGGTGGCGGTAATGGAGATAACAATGCTCTTTATGGTGGTGCAAACGGCGGTTCAGGCGGTGGTGGCGGTAATCCAGAGACTTCTGGAACTGGAACTGGCGGTTCTGCTTCCCCTGCTGGACAAGGCAATGCTGGAGGAAACGGAAGCACAAATGGCTCAACTTATCGTGCTGGCGGCGGCGGCGGCGGTGCTGGAAGTGCAGGAACATCAGCGCCAAATGGTTCAACAACTCCTACTGGTGGCTCGGCAAGTGGAAATGCAATTACTGGTTCAACTGTTTATTATTCAGGCGGTGGCGGCGGTGGTGTTTATGACACAACCCGTGCTTTTGGTGGAACTAATGCTGGTGATGGTGCAAGGCAAATTGGTTCCACACAGGCAACGAGTGGAACTGCCAACTTTGGCGGTGGCGGTGGCGGAGCCGCAGGTTCAACAGCGACTACTCCTGGCAATGGTGGTTCAGGAATAGTTATTGTTCGTTATCAATCTGCTACTCAAAAAGCATCTGGAGGAAACACTATTATTTCTTCTGGAGGATATTACTATCATACATTTACTTCTTCAGGAGTATTTAATACAACACCGTCTTATATTGCAAAAGCAACAGGTGGAACAGTAACAACCGATGGTACAAATTGGATTCATACATTTACAGGAACAGGAACATTTACTCCAACACAATCAATATCAAATGTTGATTTCTTGGTTGTTGCTGGCGGTGGTGCAGGTGCTTCCACAAATGGATTTTCTGGTGGTGGAGCAGGCGGACTTCGTTCAACTGTAACAACAACAGGTGGTGGTGGTTCACTAGAAGCAAAATTATCTCTTACAGCAACTGCATACACAGTAACTGTTGGAGCAGGCGGTGCTGCAACTGCGGCAATTGATAGTGGACCTGGTGGTTCTGGTGGTGATTCAATATTTTCAACTATAACCTCTGCTGGCGGTGGTGGTGGCGGTGGTAACAACGCTGTAGGTATTAGTGGTGGGTCTGGCGGAGGCGGTGGTGGAACTTCTGTAGCAAATCATGCAGGCGGTGCTGGAACTGCTAATCAAGGTTACGCAGGAGCAAGTAATAATCCTGGTGGTGCTGGTTCTCGTTCTGGCGGTGGAGGCGGCGGTGCAAGTGCCGTAGGTAGCACGGTAAACGGTGGCAATGGTGTTGCGGTTTCTATAACTGGTTCATCAGTAACTTATGCAGGCGGCGGTGGTGGCTCAACATTAGTTGGTGCCTCTGGAACTGGTGGAACTGGCGGCGGTGGTGCGGGTGGTTTAAGTAACTCTGGTGGATTTGCAGGAACTACTAATACAGGTGGCGGTGGCGGTGCTGGTAATTATCAAAGCGGTAGCGATAACAAAGCAGGAGGTAACGGTGGCTCAGGTATTGTTATTGTGAGGTATCCAGTCTAATGGCTAAAATAATAAGAGTATGGGATGGAACGGTCTGGCAAGAAGTCGGCACCGCTATTCCTAATGCCCTTACAATTGATGGAACCCAGACATTAACTAATAAAACTATATCTGGTGCATCTAATACTTTAACTAATATTGGAAATGCCTCCCTAACTAATTCAGCAATTACTGTTAATGGTTCCGCCGTTTCTTTGGGTGGAAGCGTAACAATTGTTACAGGACCAGCATCTTCTGCGGTATCATCTAATATAACAATGGCGGCTAATAATAATTACTTTGTAAATACTTCAGCGGCAAGAACCCTTACTCTTCCTTCCAGCCCTACCCTAGGAGACACCATTGCAATATATGATGCATCAGGGACGGCGGCAACAAACAATATTACAATAGCAAGAAACGGCAGCAATATTAATGGACAAGCAGTTAATGCTATAATAGACGTAGATCAATCAGGATCAGTATTTATATATACAGGCTCAGCAATTGGGTGGAGGTTCGACTAATGACTATTAGAAAATCATCTATATCTAAAATCCCTAGTGGTAATACATCTGCTCGTCCTGCGTCTCCAATTTTAGGTGATACTTATTACAATGGTCAAATAGAAGCATTAGAAATTTACAATGGAACAGCTTGGAAAGTAGTAAAAAGTGAAGGCTTCCCACCTGACACACCAACAATTTCTAGTGTAACAGACTCATCTGCATCTTCCACCTATTCTTCAACCGCTGGAACACTAACTGTTGTTTTTTCCCCAGCAGCAACTGGCGGTACAGCAACTCAATACAATGCGTATACCACAGAAGGTGGACATAGTGGTTTTACAGCAGTAGGTTCAACAGTAATAATTACAGGACTAACACCTGGGACTGCTTATACTGTGTATGGTAATGCTCAAAATGGTAGTGGAATTTCTACTAATACATCTAATGCTAGTCCAGTGACCCCAACAACATTGCCACAAGCACCAACGATAGGCACTGCAACTATTAGTGGAAACGATTTAGTAGCAGCTTGGACATTAGGAAGTAATGGAGGTAAAACGCTTAGTTCAATAACCGTTACTCCATACCTAAATGGACTTACTGCTCAACTATCTCAAACAGCAGCAACTATAAGTTCTACTAGTCTTGCCTTTCCATTAACTTCGGGCTCCAGTTATACTTTTAAAGTTAAAACAACAAATGCTAACGGAGATAGTCCAGATAGTTCTGCATCAAATTCTGTAATAGCACCAAACATATCTTTTACAACTGATTGGCTTGTTATTGGCGGTGGCGGAGCAGGAGGATTTAGCAACAGTAGCGGCGGTGGAGGTGCTGGAGGATATAGAACTTCTGCTGGAACATCAGGTGCTAATTCTACCGCTGAATCATCACAAACATTAGCAACTAACACAAATTATTTAGTTACAGTAGGAGCAGGTTCTCCAGCATCTAGCGGTGTTAGACCAGCAAATGGAGGTGACTCTGTATTTAACACTATAACCTCACTTGGTGGTGGTTGCGGTGGTAACTATCAAGGAACACCAAATGGAACTCCATCAAGTGGTGGTTCTGGTGGTGGCGGCGCTGGAAATGGTTCATCAGGAATTTCGGGAGGTGCTGCTGGAACTGCTAATCAAGGTTCTGCTGGTGGAACAAACGGTAACCTTCCTTATTACGGTGGCTCAGGTGGCGGCGCTGGCGGCGCTGGTGGAAATCAAGGTGCAGTTGGAGGCGCTGGTTTAAGTAGCTCTATTACTGGAACAAGTGTTGGATATGCAGGCGGTGGTAGCACTGGGGGACAAGCAGCCAACAGTTTTGGAGGAGGTTCTGCGGGAGGCGCTGGGAAAGATGGCGCAGTTAATAAAGGCGGCGGTGGTGGAGACACTGCAGGAGCTGGTGGTTCTGGAGTTGTTATTTTAAGATACCCAGACACAAGAACAATTGCAATCGGCGCAGGATTAACTGGCACTGTAAGCGCAGCAAGCGGTGGATACAAGAGAGCCACAATTACTAATGGCTCTGGAAATGTGAGTTTTTCATAATGGCACACTATGCACTTATTAATTCAAAATTTGAAGTAGTTAATGTTATTACTGGCGTTGATGAAAATATAATTCAAATTGATTTAGATGGTACACAAGTCGGAGGATCTTCGGAGGCTTGGGAACAATTTTATTCTTCAAGACCTTGGTTTGAAGGTTTAATGTGTAAACGCACTTCCTATAACGGTAATATTCGTGCAAATTTTGCAGGTAAAGGATTTACATATGATCCAGACTTTGATGTATTTATTGAACCTAAACCATACCCATCTTGGAAGTTAAATTACACAACTTTTAAATGGGAATCGCCAGTTGTTAAACCAGAAGATACTAATGAGTATTTTTATAGATGGTCTGAGTACAACAAAGAGTGGATACAAATAGCAATCTCTTATAGTGATAGTTAAATTATGTCATATCAATTAAAGGTAATTAAAGATCATCCTATTGGCTTTTGGACTTTAGATGAGTCTTCTGGCACCACCGCCCTCGATTCTTCTGGGTGCGGTAATAATGGATCGTATACAGGATCACCTTTATCTAACATTCTTCCATTAATATCAGGCGGAGTTTCTGGAACAAAGATAACAAACACCTCATCAATATCATTACCTATAACTAAAAATTATTATGGTGCTTCAACAACGGCGGGAATGGGAACCAAGTATTCATCTGATAATGACTTTACAATAGAATGCTGGATATACCCTTCAATTGCTTCATCTACCGAAACTCCAATAATGTCAGATGATACAAATGACATAGGCATATATTGGGAAAAGGGAGATATTGTATTTAAAGTATCTGCTACAGAATTAATTAGATATCCAGCAACATACTCTAAAAGAGCCTTTCACATAGTAGGAATATATTCTGTATCTTCAATCTCTCTATATGTAGATGGAAGACTAGCCGCAAGTAAATCTTTGGCTAATGATTTTAAATTTACTAATACAACCTTATCTCTTGATATTGGGCCAACCACAGCATCTGGAGATTCTTTTATAGTTGATGCTCCTGCCATATATAGATATTCCCTTTCTTCCGCTTCTATCCAAAGACATTTTGCAGATGGTAGTTATTCTGCACCCGCTATTCAAGTTGTTGCCCCAGACGAAGGAATACTCTTTTCTTGCACGGACGCTTCTATCAGAACTCAATTCCAATACTCTTATCCAGTAAATAAAGAATGGTCAGACTTCCTAGATGTAAATACATACTATAACGAATCTGCAGGATATATATCTTTCTACAAAACAGAGTCCGCAACTGCAAAAACATTTATTCTTCAAGACTATTTCTTGATACCTAGCCAAATCCCATATGTAACCTCAAAGGTGGAATGGAGAAATGATTTAGGAATTACAGTAGAGTCAAGCGTAGACGGAACAAATTGGCAGAATTGTTCAAATGGACAACCATTGCCTCAATATACAAAAGACTCATTTAGCACCACTGGAGTTATTTATATTAAAATAACTATGGCAACTTCCGATGCCAGCAAATTCTTGCCAAGACTAGCATATTTTGCAGTTAGCTTTTATACAAACAAAGATGTTTATGCAGACAACTATGGAGAAAAAATATCATCTTCAACTGAATATTATCTAGGATCATTAAATTACCCACTTCTTTCAAGGCATTATGATAATGGAATAAGAACAAAATCAGGTGCTGGATTTAATTTAACCACAGCAAGCTCTGTGAAGTCTTTAGAGATGTTCTTTACCCCTTCCGACCTTACAGCCAACACTTTGCTAGATGTAGCCTCTACGGGCTCTTACACGGCTTCTAAATACTCGTGGACAAGCGGCGGAACCATAACAAAGACCAATATATTAAAAATATATGTAAATGGTATAGATCGGACAAGTCAGACAGATATATCAAATGTGTTCTCTGCAAATGAGCTACATCATGTTGTATTAGTTCTAACACAACCTTGTTCAGGTGTATTGAAGTTTAATTATTCAGGCTCAGGTGGCCCCTCATGTCTATATAACAATATTGCTATTTATTCAAAGGAATTAACTGGGTCAATTGTTTCTACCCATTATGGCCTGTATGTAGGAAGATCCTCAGTCTCAGTAATAGATCCGTCAATTGTTTTGACAGAAAAAGGCATTGAGTCATATAATAATGACTGGATTGTGTTACAAAGTATATAGATTTGTCCAAAGGTGTGACAAAAAGATGGACTTATGCAGGAAGTAATGGTAAAATAAATTACTATGGATATTAATCGTATAAACACTAAGATCCTTGAGGAAGAATCATCTCTAGGGATATATGTTTGGGAAATGCCTGATGGTAGGTGGATTGGAGATGACGATGGGAACTTTCTTTCGGTCACGTCCAAAAAAGGTAATAGATCCAGAGTCGATGCTTTGGCTAGAGAAGTTCGCTCATTCGGTATATATGAAGGCGGGCCTAAATTTCTTTCTGCAAGAAGGAAGATTGACGACGAAGAATTCGAACACCAAAAACAAAGACTTGATTGGGGACTAGTCCCTGACCCACTAGACATTGGTAACTATAAAGACGAAATGAAAAAGTTGAGGGGTATGAAATGAGCGTAGAGTTTATTGATGATGACAGTTCAGAAAATATAATTGATATTTCAAATACAGCGGACTGGTTTTCTTTAAAGAAAGATCAAACAACCAATGACCCATTTGCCGCAGGAATTGATGAGCTTAAAAAGGTAAGAGGTCTAGGATCTTCTTTTAAGCGCAAAATAAGTAGAGAGTTTTCTAAAGCATTTACTGGGGCGGAATCAACAGGAACACAACAGAACCTACTAGCACAAGCTATTACAGGTTACAATATGTTCGACTTGATAGAACCAACATATAACCTTGAATACCTTTCAATAGTTTATGAAACATCAACATATAACTACGCAGCAATTAATGCAAAGGTTGCTAATATTGTTGGTCTAGGATATGACTTTGTAGAAACAAAGAAAACAAATGATGCCCTTGATTCTCTAACAGATGATAAGTCTCTTGAAAGAGCACGTAGAAAAATTAGCAAGTTGCGACAAGATATTCACTCATGGCTTGATACAACAAACGATGAAGATACATTTACTCAAACTTTAATAAAAACCTATACAGATTTAGAAGCAACAGGAAATGGCTATATTGAAATAGGAAGAACCACTGGCGGAAACATTGGATATATTGGGCATATTCCAGCAAAGACAATGCGTGTCCGTAGACTAAGAGATGGCTTTATTCAACTACTATACGGCAAGGCAGTATTCTTTAATAACTTTGGAGATTCAGAAACAGAGAATCCAATTGCTGGACAAGAAGACCGCCCAAATGAAATTATTCATTTAAAGAAATATACCCCTATGAATAACTACTACGGTATCCCAGATATTATTGCTGCACAGGTAGCACTTGCTGGTAATGAATTATCTGGCAGATACAACCTTGACTATTTTGAAAACAAGGCGGTCCCACGATATATTATTACAGTAAAGGGAGCAAAGCTTTCTCCAGAGTCAGAAAGAAAATTGCTTGAATTTTTCCAGGTAGGATTAAAGGGAAAGAACCATAGATCCCTGTATATCCCACTTCCAGGAGATACTTCAGACTCAAAAACAGAATTTAAGATGGAGCCAGTAGAAGCAAATCCACAGGAGTCTTCATTTAATGTTTATCGTAAATCAAATAGAGATGAAATTCTGTTGGCCCACCGTGTCCCAATTAATAAAATTGGAACTCCAGAAGGCGTAAATTTGGCGGTAGCAAGAGATGCCGATAAGACATTTAAAGAGCAGGTATGTCGCCCAGCCCAGATGATTTTAGAGAAGAAAGTAAATAAAATATTTGAGGAAAAGACAGATGCCTTGGCCCTTAAATTTAATGAACTTACTCTTACAGATGAAGATACTCAGTCTAAAATTGATGAGAGATATTTAAGAATGCAGGTAATTACTCCTAATGAAGTTAGAATTAGAAAAGGCATGATTCCACTAGATGGTGGGGATGATGTTATTGAACTTAAGGGACCAGCAAAAGCCGAGCAGGCAGCGGCGGCTGGAAATACAAGACAAAGATCTCAAGATCGCCAAGCAACCACCCCAGATATTTCTGGTGAGGGAAGAAGTGCTAAGGGCGACGGCAGACAGGTTGACTAACTCTACTCAACTGTTATTTGCCTTTTTATCTATAAGTAGATAAAATTAAGCATATGAATATTGAAAAGTCTTTGTGGACTAGCCATGGCAACGACATTAGCTTGTCTGTTCCTTTTACAAAAGTCAACCGTGAAAAAAGAACTGTCTCTGGATTTGCAACACTAGACAATATCGATCAAACAAATGACGTTGTAACAGCAGAAGCAAGCATAAAAGCATTTGAAAGTTTCCGTGGAAACATTCGTGAGATGCACGGATCCCTTGCAGTTGGCAAGATGGTTTCTTTTAAGCCAGAAACTTTTTACGACCCAGCAACTAAAGAATTTTATAACGGAGTTTATGTAACAGCATACATTTCAAAGGGCGCACAAGATAGCTGGGAGAAAGTTCTAGACGGAACTCTTTCAGGATTCTCAATCGGCGGGAAGATTAAAGAATCAGATAATGAAGTCAATAAGTCCACAGGTAAGACTGTAAGATTTATTAAGGACTACGAATTGATGGAACTATCAATTGTAGATTCTCCAGCAAATGAGCTTTGCAACATTCTTTCTATTCAGAAAGTAAATGGACAATACATTGCAAAGGGTATAGCAGTAGATGTTGTAACCGAAAATATTTTTTACTGTGAAGACAGTAACTCTGTTTTTATCTCAACAGAGAAGACGTATGACTCACCAGTATCTGGTAAGCCAGCACAACTAATTGGTTGGGTTGAGAGTTCAGATGTTAACAAAGCAAAAGAGATTGATAAGATTCTTGATGCGTACAAGCATTCAAGATTTACGTTGCCTGATACACAAAAAATTGCAAAACAGGCAAACGCAGAAGGAGGTAATGAAATGTCAGATAACACAGAAAACGTAGTTGCTGAAGTTGTTGCAGAAGATGCAGCAGTTGAAGTAGCCGTTGAAGAGACAGCAGTTGTTGCAGAAGATGCAGCTCCAGTTGAGGCTCCTGCAGAAGATGCAGTAGTAGAAGACGTTCCTGCCGATACTCTGGAAAAAGCAGCCGAAGTATCAGAAGATAAGGTTGATGAACCTGATTTTGCGAAGATGTTAGGCGATCTAAAAGGCTTTTTCTCAGAAACTCTAAACAAGGCATCTGAAGCAAATGCAGTGCAAGTAACAACAATCCAAGAGACTGTTGAAGCTTTCAGCAAGAGCGTAGATGCTAGAATTTCAGAGTTGGCAGAACAACACACAGTACTTTCAAGTGCTGTAAATGATATCAAGAGCACGATTGATGGTGTACAAAAGCGTGTCGACGCAGTAGAATCAGAGACTGCAATTAAGAAGTCTTCAGATCTTGGCCGATCAGAAGAAGTAACAATCAAAAAATCCAAATGGAACGGTTCTTTCCTCGGTTCCGTGAACGAAATATTTAACTAAGGTAGGTATAAAAATGAGCAATGAAACATTAGAAAAAGCAATTGCTTCTGGAACAACAGCAACAGCTGGCATGAATGGTGGTTCTATCACAGGAACTGGCGTACACGTTGGCGCATCAGAAACTGGTGGATTGCTAAACCCAGAACAATCAGCTCGCTTCCTTGACTATATGTTCGACGCAACCGTAATTGGCAAAGTCGCACGTACAGTTCGTATGAAGTCAGACACAGCCGAGATTGATCGTATGTCCGTTGGTGAGAAGCTTATGAAGCTTGCAACCGAAGGAGATAATGACGCTGCAAACAGTGGCGTAACTTTCTCAAAGATTTCTCTAACAACAAAGAAACTCCGCATGGACTGGGAGCTTTCAACTGAGTCTCTAGAAGACAACATCGAAGGTGCAGATCTAGAAGATCACATTGCACGTTTGATGGCGACACAAGCAGGAAATGACATCGAAGATGTTATTCTTAACGGTGACACATCGCTTTCTTCAGACGCTCTTTACAAGTCATTTGATGGCGTTGTAAAGAAGGCAAAGGCATCAGGTCGTGTCGTAGACGCAGCTGGTGCTGAAGTTTCTCGTGAAGTATTCAACAAGGCACTTAAGGCTATGCCACGTAAGTACAAGCAACGTCGTGCAGACCTTCGCTTCCTTGCTGGATCAAACTTGATTCAGGACTTCCTATACAAGAACAGTATTGGAACAAATCAGACAATTCCACAGGACATCGCTTCAAGCGTAATCCGTGGCGGAGTCGCACCACTAGGTGGACCTGCAGGATATGTAGCACCATTCGCATTCGGTATTCCGATCATCGAAGTTCCGCTACTTGCAGAAGCACAGACTGGTACACACTCAGGAGCTACAGGTTCACACGGAGATATCCACTTGTCATTCCCAAATAACGTTGTTATTGGAATCAAGCGTGATGTAACTGTTTACCGTTTCTTCTGGCCACGTAAGGACTCAATTGAGTACACAATGTATACTCGTGTTGGCGTCCAGATCGAACAAGCAGATGCTTGGGTTGTCGTAAAGAACGTTAAGGTTGCTTCTTAATTAATTAAGAAAAAGCCCCAGAAAGGCCCCCAATTAATTTTGGGGGCTTTTCATTTTAATTTAACAATGCTATAATTGAAGAACCTAACAAAGGAGAATATATGTCATTTGAGACATTGAAGGTAGCAGAACTCAGAAAAGTTGCAGAGGACTTTGCAGTTGACACTGATGGACTAAAGAACAAGGCAGATATTGTTGCCGCTCTTGCCGAAGAGGGAGTAACATGGTCTGTATATCAAAAGACTATTAAAGATATTGAAAAGGCAGAAGATGAGTTTAGTGAAGAGGCAGAAGAAATTCTTCCAAGATTCAACCCTAATGCTCAGCCAGAAAACACGGTTCTAGTTAGAATGACTAGAGAGAATTACAGATATGATATTATCGGTTTTACATTCACCAAAGAGCATCCTTTTGTTGCAATGACAGAAGATGACGCTCAAGAAATTTTTGACAAGGAGGAGGGTTTCCGCTTAGCAACTCCAAAGGAAGTTCAGGAGTACTACGCTTAACCTTTATTAAATGGAAATTCTAGTAAATTCAAATTCAGCAATAACGCACAAAGTATTTTGGCAGGGGCAGCTAACAGATGCAGATAGTTTGCCAGTTGTTAAGGTCTATGATATTACAGAAGATCCAGCAATAACTCCAGCAATAAATCCAGGAACAGTTTTAGCAACATTAGTTCCAGTGAAATCGGAAACAGACGCAGGCACATACAGCGTATATTTACCATTTGATTATAGTAATAGACAAAAGCAATTAAGGGTAACTTGGACATATCAAGTAAATGGATTAAATGCAAATAAAGAGCATAAAGTTTATGTGCAAACTCCATATACTGATATGAGCCAAGCAATAGAATATTTAGGGTTGGGGTCAGATTACTCTGACCCCAATTCAAAGTCATATGCTGAATTATGCAGTGCTGAAAGATACGCTAGAAAATTAATTGAGTCTTATACTGATCAACAATTTTATTTGTACGATGATGTAAAAATAGTTTACGGGTCTGGCTCAGACACATTGCCACTTCCAGAAAAAATATTTCAACTACACGAGTTATATCAAAATGATATAATCCTTTTAAATACAATTAGTGGTCTAGATAACTGGAACTATGACACAATTATTTCAGAAAGCGGATTTGGGATAAGAGTAAATAGAGCAAATATGTTGGACAATACTGTTTACGTAGCTAATGGAATGATACCTCCATCAGTTAATGACACCTGGGGTGGAGCATTTGCTTCAGGCTCAATCTATCGTGTTGCAGGTAAATTTGGATGGGAAGACGTGCCTGATGATGTCGAGCTTGCATGTGTTGAATTAATGAAAGATTATTTCTCCAAAGATAAAGTTTGGCGCAACAAGTACATGAAGTCTATTAAAACATTCGACTGGCAATTTGAATACAACTCAGCTACTTATGCAGGAACTGGAAATCTTTATGCAGACCAATTGCTATCCTCTTATGTTATAAATAAGATGGTTGTTATATAATGTATGATCTTGTTGACTCTGTTATGTCTATGTTTATGGATGTCTACAAGCCTTTTGATTTACAGGATGAAGATACAGGCTCAATAAAAAAAGACTGGCAATATGATAGAACTGTTCCTTGCAGCGCAAAAGGAATTATTAGCAACTCTTCTTCAAGCAGGACAGGCGACAGACAGATAATGTCTAATAAATATACCAATGATCAAATATTACAAATTAGAACATCAGAGAAAATAACATTAAGAGAAAAAATAACTAATATCAGAGACTCTGAAGGTAATGTAATTTGGGAAGAACTTAATTTCCCCACTAACACGCCTACCGTTTTTGAATTAATGGGCACTACTCCAATGACAGATCCTTTGGGTGGAGTAATTGGATATAACTCTACTGTAAAGAGATCGGAAAGTCAGACAATTGGACAATAGCACACTACTAGTCACCGCCGCCAGTGGGTTACAAAAAGGTATGGCTGGAACTCGTGGTACAGTTTTAAAGGATAGTACGGTTGCACAAATATCTGCAGCAGTGTATTATCAAGCTCAGGTTGTGTCAAAAATAACAACCAATAAACAATTTCAGGCTAAATTTCAATCAGTCATATTTAAACAACTAGATCAAGACTTTGGTCTGTATTTAGACTCTCAGGCTAGGATGAATCCTAAATCCCTACACCATATGTATGAGTGGAAGAGAACTGGAAATGCAGGATCTAGATTATTTAAACTAAATGCAATGGAAGCCACGGGGTTATCTTTTAAAATTTCTTCAGTATTCTTGCCATCTAAATCATCTGTTCCAAATAATTTTAGTAAAAAGAGACACGTGTTTACTAATAAAGCATCTATCATGGAAGCTGGAATGCCCCTAACAATTAGCCCAAGGTCAGCAGAGCGCTTAGTATTTGAAACTAGTACTGGAGTAGTATATATGCCTAAAGGGGCTTCTGTGACCGTTACAAAGCCAGGCGGAGGCAAAGCAACAGGAAGATTCCAAATAGCATATGCAAGATTCTTTACTGGTAACCTTGTAAACCTATCAATCAAAAAATCAGGATTTCAACAACTATTTAATTCATCTTTAACTAAGGCAATGAAGTTGCCTTCTGATGTAAGAAAAGTTAAATATTCTTTTACCCCTAATACATTAAATATGCAGGCAGAATCAGCAATTGCTGCAGCATTCGGAGGTGCTCTATGACAATAGATTACAAAGCAGACATCATGATTGATTTAAGAAAGTATCTCTGGGATCAATTAGAGCAAAATAACATATTTACATCAACAGACTATTACTCAGATAATGTCGGACAAGAGATTGTTCCAATCATTCCAGTTCAGCAGTCTCCAGAAATGAACCAATTTTTGAGCGGGAAGAAGCACATAGTCTACGATAAGATAGGAATGTCTTATGAGGATAACTGGGCAATATGCTGTGAGCAGATACTATTTACCATATATTCAACAGATGTTTCAGAGATCAATGAGATTAGAAATATGATGACCGACCTATTTAGAAGAATGGATGAGTCAGCTAGGGATACCAACAGGTTTTCTGGCATATCTCAAAAGTTTAAATTCTTTAGTATATTTATTGCTGATATATCCCCAACAGCCCCATCTGAAGAATTGGCAGGGTTCCTATCCTCAGATGTTATACTTGAGGTCAAATACGCAAGACATACAGATATTGCAGGTAGGTTTCTATAATTTGCCTTTGGGCGCATTATACTCTATTATTATACATAGAGGGAAGGGCCTAGCCAGCCAAGATTTAATGATTTACAACAATATATATATATTTTTATAAACAGGAGGTAACAAAAAATGGCATTTAACTCAGCCAAAAATATTCTCGTTGGAGCATCACCACTTTACATTTCGAATTCCGATTCAACTGTAACAGGTTATGTAGAAAACACCGAGCCAGGAATTCTTAGAACAGCAACTGGATCATCAGGTGCCAACAAAGACGGAGTTCCAGCTTTTCAAGCAACTCTTCCATATCGTACTACACTTGATGCAGCACAAGCAACAGCAGGAAACGCTTACCGTAACGTAGGGTTTACAAACAATGGTCTTCAGATCACTTACAACCCAACTTACGATTCAGTAACCGTTGATCAGCTACTTGACACAGCAAAACTTTTCAAGTCTGCAATGGAAGTTATGATTGCAACAGAACTATCAGAAGGAACACTAGAAAATATTCTAGTTGTTTTCGGACAAGGACAAGCAACTCTTACAAATACAGGTAAGACACTTGGACTTGAAGCAGGTTCTCTTGGCGTACAGCCAACAGAGCGTCAACTAGTAGCTGTTGGACAAGCTCCAACAGTTGATTCAGCTACATCAGAGCGTATTTATTATGCACGTCGTGTATTGTCTGTACAACAGTCACAATTCTCACTTGCACGTAATACTCCAACTTCATTCCCAGTAACATTCCGTCTGCTTCCAGACGCAGGTTACACAGGCTCAGAATACGGTAAGATTATTGACCGTACCTGGACACCAGCTTAATTAATTTAAGTCAATAAAGCCCCCATTTATGGGGGCTTTATTGTTGTGCTGGTAAATGCTTTATGTTATAATAATTAAGACGATCCTAGGAGGATTAAATTGGCAACTACGGTATATAGTGTAGAAGAGATTACACTGCAAGACGGCTCAACGGTTAAGCTAAAGCCACTAAGCATTAAAGAGCTTAGGGAATTTATGGTAGCACTACAAGGTGCTGCAGACTCAACAACAGAAACAGAAACACTAAACGTGTTAATTGATGCAGTAGCGGTAGCATTAAAAAAGCAGCTACCAGAATTAGTAGCAGACAGAGATGCGCTAGAAGACGCACTTGATGTTCCTACAATAAATCGCATTCTAGAAGTTTGCGGTGGAATTAAGATGGATGACCCAAACCTACTAGCGGCAGCGGTTCTGGCTGGACAGAACTAGACTTAGCCGCTTTAGAGGGTGAAGTATTTCTTTTAGGAAACTGGAGGAACTACGAAGAACTAGAAGAAAATCTTTCAATGCCAGAGTTAATCCAAACATTGAAATCTTTTAAGAAGCAAAAGTCGGAAGACAGAAAGTTTACGGCAAGTCTTAAAGGAATAGAACTAGATATTGATGAAGATGAAGAAGTGCAAGAAGGCAAAACCTTTGAAGATATTCAAAGAAAAGCATTAGGTATTAATGCATCAGGTGATGATATACTTTCATTACAAGGTTCATTAGCAGCAAATGCAGGATTTGGAATCGGAGCTGGTTTAGGTTATTCAAAGGAGTAATATAAAGATAAATGGCTGATGAAAATATTGTAACTAATATAGTTGCTAATGCAGATTTCTCAGGCCTTATTGCAGATGTCAATAAGGTTACGGCCTCTTTATCAAAACTTCAAGCACAAATAATTCAATCGGATGCAAGACTTGCAAGTCAAGTTGCAACGATGAACAGATCCTTTGGTGAAAATCTAAGAAGAACTGGTCAATTCTCAACACACTTTGTTACACTAACATCGGATGTTGAGAAATTTGGTACCAACTTAGACAGAGGCCAAATGAAACTGAAGCAATACTTTCAGACCTTCAGACAACACACAACAACACAAGGCGGATTAATTAGAGACCTTGCTAAACAGCAAATAGCTCTACAAAATGCAATCATACAGCCCATGGGTAAAAATGCCCAAGGGCTTATGCAATATAGCGTACATATTCCACAAGGTCTTGATGCAATAAAAAATAAGACTGCTTTAGCTAGACAAGAACTTCAGATAATGAATAAGGTTGTTCAAGATGGCGGAGTCCAACTTATCAACTGGGGTAAGAATACACAGTGGGCAGGACGTCAGTTAACAGTCGGACTAACTGTTCCGCTTGCAGCATTTGGCGTAGCAGCATCAAAAGCATTTAGAGAAGCAGACGCAGAGCTTACAAGACTTACAAAGGTATATGGTGGTGTTGCAGCTACATCAGCAGCAGAGCTAGGAAAAATAAGAAATGAAGTTTCTGCAACTGCAAAAGAAATTTCAAAGGCATACGGAGTATCATTTAAAGATACTATCACTCTTGCGGCAGACATTGCAGCCACTGGTAAACAAGGAAACGATCTTCTTGCTTCTGTTAAAGAAACAAGCAGACTTGCTGTGCTTGGAGAAGTAGATCGACAAGATGCGATGAAGGCAACCCTGGCAATTCAAACTACATTTAAGCAAAACACAGATCAACTTTCTGAATCAATTAACTTTCTTAACTCGGTTGAAAACCAAACCTCAACAAGTCTTGCTGATTTAATTGAAGCAATTCCAAAAGCGGGTCCTGTAATTCAAGGAATGGGCGGAAGCGTAAAAGATTTGGCTTTGTATTTAACAGCAATGAAAGAAGGCGGAATCAATGCTTCAGAAGGAGCAAACGCTCTTAAGTCAGCACTTGCTTCTTTAATTAACCCAACAAAAGTTGCATCAGAAAAATTTGCAGCCATGGGAATTGATCTGGGTGGAATTGTAACAAAGAATGCGGGTAACTTAACAGCAACAATATCAGAGTTGCAAATGGCATTAGACAAACTAGATCCACTGCAGAAACAACAAGCCATCGAGCAGCTATTTGGTAAATTCCAATTTGCTCGTATGAATGCTTTGTTCTCAAACCTAGGCAAGCAAGGAAGTCAGACTTTGCAGGTTATGGATCTAATGAAAGCAAGTTCAGAAGAGCTAGCAGGAGTAGCAGGACGAGAATTAAGTATGGTTACAGAATCAGCCTCTGGTCAATATAGAAGAGCGCTAGAAGGCCTTAAAGCAGATTTAGCCAGCCTAGGAGAAGAGTTCTTAAAGGTACAAACATTCTTTGTTAATGTTACAGGCGGAATTTTAAAATTTGTTGATAGCCTACCAGGTCCAGTTAAAACAATTCTAACATTTGTTACAGGATTAACAGCAGTAATAGGCCCAATCATTATGCTTACTGGTGTTCTCGCTAACTTCTTTGGATATATTATTAAAGGAGCCTCACACTTTAAATCATTGTTTAAAGGTGGAGAAGGCTGGAAGATGCTTACGCCAGAAATTCTGGCAGCACAAAAAGCGGGATCTCTTGTTGAAACAACATTCTATAATGATGCTAAAGCAGCTACAGTATTAAAAACAGCAATCTCAGGACTTGTAACAGAATTTGAATTACTGCAAGCAAAAGCAACAGCAGGCGCAGTATCAGTAGGACCAGCACTATCAACAATGGCAGGAAATGTTGTTGTGCCAGGCGGCGGTAGAGTTGTTAATCCTAATCATCCATTAATAAGTCCAGCAGATACTAGATCAATGTCTCACCTTAATCCAGTTGCTGGAATGAGCTTGGATCAAAAGTCTAGACAAACAATATTTGGAGTAGTGCCTGGAGCACCAAAAGTAAATCAAAAGATTGGAAATAATCCACAGATGTATATGGATGGAGATCTTCCAAAGATTCCAGGACTTACATCAATAGGCGGAGCCTCAACAGGTATTGTGGCTGCAGAAGCAGCAAAGTGGCATGCAATGACAGGCGCTCTTGCAATGCAATCTCAAGCAGAAATTGCATTACTTAAAAAAGAAGTAGCAACAACTGGACTTATAACAGCAGGACTATCTGACTCGTATCAAGCACTTCTTCCAACAATGACTAAGCTTACTAAAAATGCAGCTATGGAATCAGCAGCAATTGTTGCAGAACTACAAGCTGGCAAGATAACGGTAGATCAAGCAAGAGTTAAAATTATTCAATTAAACGCACAGGTAGAATCTATGATTGCTCAGGCCTCAGTAGATATTGCAGGACAACAGGGTAGGTCTATTGGTTTAACAACAGTTCCTTTATTAAATCAACCAGTAGTTAATAGTGCTGGAAAGTCTAATATGAAAGAGCTTGCTCGTCCAGGAAGAACAAGAGATCTTCTTAATAAAATTGCACAGGGACTTGGCGTAAAAACATTTGGCGCTGGATATAGCACAGAGACAACAATTCCAAAAAGATTTAATGCTGGTAATATTGTTCCAGGATCTGGTAATACTGATACAGTTCCAGCAATGCTTACTCCAGGAGAATTTGTTGTAAACAAAGAAGCAACAGCAGCAAACCTTCCATTACTGCATGCAATTAATGGTGGTCAGCAATCTGATACGGGTCAGTATAATGTAGGCGGAATTGTTCAAGTTCTAAGAGCACTATCTGCTAGAAGAAATGGTCTATCTGGGTTGAGAACTGGTATGAGGTCAGACGGAGCCCCTGGAAGATCTGCAAGAAATGTAAACAGTAGTGATTCTTTTAGCTTTGAGCAGTATTCAAGAAATAGATCTTCCGTAGGAGGCCTATCAGGTCTTGCAGGTTCAGGAGCAATAAGCGCAGAAGAAGCAGCAATATTAAAAACAATGGTAGGCGCACATGGCTCAGGAAGAGATTTTCAAGCGGCAACTGGATTAAGAACTAGAGACGGTTCATATCCAACTACTAGCGTAGGAAATGTTCCAAATATATTTTCAAACATATCTGGATCCTACACACCAACTGGAAGAAGCAGGGCGGCATTTGCAAGACAGTCTGGCCTACGAGCACAACTTTTGCCTGGAAGTATGGTGCATGCTCCTGGACCGTTTAATACAGCAGTTGCTAAGGGTGCAGGAACAAGAGAGGGATTAGGAACAGTTAACGGATTTCAAATGACAAACCTTCTTGATTTCTTAACATCTAGAGGTATAAGTGGTAAGAGTGCAAGACTTATAGCTGATTCTGCTGCAAAAAGATTAAACAAAATACTACCTAAAACAGGAATAACTGAAGATGCATGGGCTAAATCAATTCAGGCCGCAGAGCAAGGCGCATTAATGGAGCACCAGGCTCTAGTTGCTGGAATAAGATTAAATACTGGAGGAATGGTTCCAGGATATAATGCGGGTGGTCCAGTAGGAAATATACTAAAGAGCACAGCATTTAAAAACATAGGGGCCAAGTTTGGAAAAATAGGAGACAAGTGGGGAGCCACTTCACTATCTATTGGGATGGGAAAGAAATTATTTGGAAGTGCTGGTCTAACTCCTAAAGCCCAAAACTTAATGTATGGAAAGCTAGTTGAAAATCTTGAAAGAGAAAGACCATACGGCTATGTAAAAGATGCTCAAGGAAGTCTTAAAAATGCTTTAGAGCCACATGTTGTAGACACACTTATTAAGTCCGCCGCAGGAGACGTGCTTAGCTCAGGCGGTAAAAGCTTAAGTAAAATTGATAGAGAAATATTGCGAACTAAATTTGCAAACTGGGATTCAAAATCATGGACACCTTCAACTGGCAGAGTAAGAAAACAAATGTTTGGAATGAACAAAGGCGGAATGGTTCCAGGATATGCTAATGGCGGAATGGTTCAATACTTTAATGAGGGCGGTGGCCCAGTAGGATTTAGAGAAGGATATCAATCTCAAGCATCAAAGGGATATATTGGCAAGGGAATGATGAGCAGAAAAGAAGGCGGCGGCATGGGCATGGGTGCTCAAATGGGTATCATGATGGGCGGAAGTATGGCTGGACAAGCTATGGGTGGGACCGCTGGCAACATGACAATGCTAGCAGCAAACATTCTTCCATGGCTACCATTCCAAAAAATATTACCTTTACTAAAGTCTGGAGAAAAAGGCGCAGGAGCATTTAAGAATGCTTTAACATTAGCAGGCAGAGCGGCGGGATTACTAACAAGATTACTTCCTGGGGCGGCAATAATTGGTGGTATCTATCTTGCAGTAAAAGCATATCAATCTTGGAAAAAATCAGTTGAAGAAACACGCAGAGAACATATTATGCTCAATGGTATTACTGAAAAGGGTGCCAAAGAAGCTGGAATAAGTTATAAGAATGTTGGAAACTCTATTAAAGATGTTAGAGAACAATTAAGACTGCAAAAAGAAGCTGGGCTATCTGCATATGATGCTATGACTCCTTCAGGAGTAGGTGGATTAACATTAACTATTGCTCAATTAAAAGAATTAAAGAAAACTGCAAAAGAGACAATGCCAGAATTGGTTGGAACATTTAATAGCATTGATTCTTCTAAAGTTAGTGATCTTGCAATTAACCTAAAGGCACAATTTGTAGCCGCAGGAATGAGTGCACAAGATGCAACAAATAAAATTTATGCAATTATAGAAGCTTCAAATAAACTTGGTCAAGGATTTGGCGCTATTTCAACAACAGGATTTAAATCAATTACAGATAGAGGATCTGCCGCTACATTAATAATTAACACTCTTCTAAAAAGTCTTGCGGAAATTGATAAGGTTGATTCAAAAGCATTTGCTTCTAATATAGACACAGTTATATCAAGTCTTGATTCCGCAACTACTGCGTTAGTAGGAACAAAGGATGCACAGGGTAAAACAATAACTCAATCAGATGCTTTAATAACTCAATTTGAAAAGTTAAAATCTCTTGGAGCGGATAGAGAAAAGCTTGGGGCAAAAGGCTTAGAAAATTTAAAGAAAGAAAGACCAGAACTTGCGGCAATACTTAAGAGCTCAGATACCATTGCTGGAGTATATGCTAAATGGCGTGTTCTCTTGGCTGGAGTTAATATAGATTTAAGAAACATAACATCAGAACAAGCAATGGGAATTGCCGCATACGAAGAGGCTTTGAATTTAGCAGCAGGAACAGCTACATCAAATAAAAATCTTAAAGGCACACTTGGAGTAGCAAATGATGCAACTAAAAAATTAACAGAAAGCATTAAAGCAGGAGAAAAAGCAGTTAAGAATGCGTCAAAATCTGAAGCTGGATATAGCAAGGCTAGAATTAAAGAAATTCAAGATCAGATAAAAGCAATAAGAGAAAAGGCTGACGCAAAAAAGAAAGCACTATCAGATACAGTAGATGCAGAAAATACAGAATTAGAATTAAAGAAGCTACAGCTAGAAGCGCAATCAGCTCTTGCTCGTGGAGACAGAGATGCATATGAAGCTGCAAATCTATCTATAGAACAACTAACTAAACAAACACAATTAAAGAAAGCTTCAGATAAAATTGATGCAAATGCCAAAAAAGAAATAGATGCTAAGCAAAAGCTTCTTGATGATGATCAAGCAAAAAAGGATAAACAGCAAGATACAATTAATAATTATACTAAGAATGGTCAAACAGCTGCAGAGACATTAAACCAAATTAATAGTGTTAAGTCTGCTCTGGCACAACTTGCAATTGATCAAATTGAAAATAATGCATTAAAAGACCCTGGTAAAAAAGCAGAAGGGCAAAATTCTTTAGACGGAAGATTACAAACAATAATTGGTGGTTTAGAAAAATCTTCAGATGTTATTCAAAAAGCTTTCCCAGATTTTGTAGATTCAAAAACTAATAAAGGTAAATTTAGTACTGGTATGACAGAAGTCCCTGGAGTTGGGTCTTTTGCAACCGCACCAGGGCAAGCAAATCAAGCATTTGCTAAACTTGTTTCAGAGGTTCAGGGCGGAGCAAAGGCTAACTTTATAGCAATGGCAGATAGCATTAAGGGCGGAGCAACACTTGCTATGGTTGTTAAGGCAATGGGAGGAACAATAGGAGGAACCACAAAAGTTACTCAGACAGAAGTCTCCGCTGCAATTAAAACAATACCTGCCAGGGCTGTTGGAAAAGGTGTAATAGACCTAGCTTCAAAATATGCTAAAGATCAGACACAAGATAATGGTTCTCTTGAAGATGATGTAAGAAAAGCTGTTGTTAAAAGTTTAGGGCTAAAAGAAGGTCAATCTTTTGAATTTGGTGGAATAACATATAATGTTAAAAAAGATGGATCTGCTGTAAGAAGAGCACTTGGTGGATATGCAGCCTCTGGACAAAAGTATATTGTAAATGATAGAATTAACTCTCTAGGAGTACAGCAAGAAGGATTTATGCCATTTACTCCAAAAGTTAGTGGTATAGTATATCCAAATGCTGATACTATGCCTAAGTATAATTTTGGTGCAAGCAATGATGTAAATGGAATGCGTGGCGCAATTAATAGCTCTTACAATAATAATAGCTATACAATTAGTATTGCTTTGAATGGAACTAATGTTACCGCAGATGATGTTATGAGAAGATTTAAAGCAGAGATGGCTATGGTTCATGCAAAAGAAGGCAGACCTATATCTGTAGGAGGAGGCATATAATGGCAATCACATTACCAAGAGGATCAATTTTTAGCATAGAGGCTAAGGATCTACTTGCTAACCCCGCAGGAACAACAAAGGTCTGGAATAAGGTTACTGAGCATAATAGAAGTGAATTCAGTATAAATGTTGAAAGAATTGAAAAGGTAGTAAGAACCTCTAACGGATCATTAAGAAAGAATTTTATAGCAGATAAAAGAAAGTTTTCAACATCATGGGATATGCTTCCATCATATAGAAGCTTAACCGTTGATGCGGCATGGGGAGCAGAAGACCTCAGATCTTTTTACTTAGGAGAAGAAGGACAAAGCAATTTTAAAATTAGACTTAATATAGCTAAGGCTGGTGTTTCTCAAGAATCATCAGGATACGAAGAGTATAATGTTATTATTACTGATTGTAGTTTTGCAATAGCCAAGCGTGGACTACAGCCACACTGGAATGTCTCTTTGAGTATGGATGAAGTATAATGCCAGTTTCAGCAACCACATCAGCAAAAACAGCTCTTGAACAAAATACATCCATAAACTTAAATGTTGGATGCACCTTTGAATACAACATGAATAGCATGGTGGACAATCTTGTTATTACTGGGGCAGATATAACAAAAGCCGATGGAAGCAAGCCATTCAAAAAACTGTTTCCAATTGATTCTATTATTAAGCCAGCAAGACCAATAGGTGCTGGTGTAAAATATGCAATCTCTGGAGATGTTTTGGCGGGAACATATAGAGATCCAAGATCAAGCGTATACTCTATTAACTATAGAACTTATTACCCAGGAACAGATACCTATTATAAGTATTGGTTAGCTGCTAAAGGAGTGGGTGTAGATTTACTAATTACATATCCAAAAACCATTTTAACTAATAAAATTATTGCAAGATTTGAAATATCCCACTCTACCCCAGGAACCTGGAACATATTACTAAATGGGTCATCTGTTGCTAGCGGAACAAGCTCACAAATAAAAGCATTTACTTCTGGTCAGTATGATGCTGGAACATTAACAATTTATTACAATGGAACATCTTGGGTTACCACCGAGCCAGCAACACTAGGTAGCCCAGTAAGCATAACATCATTAAAATTAACTACAGGTGCGGTAACAGATAAATATATTGGAGTAATTGAATTATCCCCTAGACTAGTATTAGATGTAAGCAGCCATGTTACAGATATATCTGTATCAAAAGAATCTTCTACAAGCGCAGAAGATATTTTGCCTATCGGCAAAGTTTCTGCAAACTCTTTATCAATGAGTTTATCTTCTTACGAATCTACAAGAAAGATTATATCATTTGATAAAACTTTTACTTTCGACTCTTCAAAAATATACTTATACAAGAAGATAGAAATAAAGCCATACTTTAAACTGTATGGATCTTTTGGAACCTTAACAGATTCAGGCGGGACATATGAAAAGATTAATCAAGGAACTTTCTACTTAGACAACTGGTCATCATCAGAATATGGTGATATAGTAATTAATGCATTAGATGGAGCAAAGATCCTACAAGATGTAATAGCCCCAAGTATTATATGTGAAGGCTATTCAGTCATAGCCATAGTAAGAAGACTACTAGATTCAATTGGATTTACTAATTATAATTTTAATTCAACTGCTACAGATGCCTCCGTATTTTCCCCTAGATTTTGGTGGACGGACGATTCTAAAACAGCCTGGAATGCGATACAAGAATTATGTAGAGACTCTCAAATGACTGCGGTATTTGATGAAAACAATGTATTGCAATTCTATACAAGAGACTATATGTTCAACTCAGCTAAATCAACAGACTGGTCTTTTAGATATGCAGCAAGTGGATCAAACCTGCCAAACATTATTTCTTTATCTAAAAATGATTTAGCTTCAGCAAATCAGGTCAAGGTTTTATGGAATAGTGTAACTACATCAGAGTATACTGGAAACTCACAGCCTTTGTGGAAATCAGGAAATACATCTATGGGAGCACTTTCCCTAGAACAAGATTTGCCTTCAAGCGTAGGTGCTGGTGGATACATTACGCTTTCTGCAATTACAATTAACTCTTATCAAGCAAAGAGAGTTCTTTATGAATATAGCGGATACCTAGTAATTGATTCAGAAATTATTGAATACGATGCAATACAATATGAATATACAAATGCAAATCTTACAAAAACTCAAGTTTGGGTAACAAGCGAATCAGATGTGTTAAAATATTTAGGATCTGGTATTGCAGGATCTGAAAACTATCAGCCAAGCGGAAGATATAGAATTAAAGCAAGAGGTGCATTTAATACAACAGTAGCAAATCATTATGCTACCGCATCTACCATACTAGATTCATGGAGCGGATACAACGTTAGGTGGGTCGGGTAATGGCATATGCATATGATTATTGGGATAATTCATTTTTACCAAGACCCAAACCAGCACCTGGAAATTTAGTTATACCTTGGGTTGATGTTCAAATAACTTCTTTAACAAGAGCTGTAATCGTTCTAGGAACCCCGACTGGATCTACTGGTAGCTATTCTGGAGATGTCACAAGCACTGGAAGCTTTAGTTTTCCAGATTTTGCATTTACAAGCACAAGCGGAGTTTATGTCAGAGAAGGACTTACTCCAGGCAAAACATATTATCTTAGAGGACGTGCATGGAGTGGCGCAGGACAGACTGGATCTTATGGAGACTGGATTACATATACATTTACTATGCCATCATATAATCCTCTTTCTGGAATTACTTCAACTGCCACGACTGTTTTGGTTCCGCCAGGTTCTACAGCAGATTCCGCAGGAGCACAATCAAGTTCAAAATCAAGCTCACAGGTTTCTGTAAATAATGCAACAACAATAGAACCAGATGTTGAGATTGTAGAACAAACTATAACAGGATCTTCATTTGCAACAAGCGGAAATAGACAGGTTTCAAAGTCTTTATTTAGAGTTACAAATAATTCACCAGATCCACAAGAGTATTCAATTGCTACAAAAAATTCAGGAATAGCAACCTCTTACGATTATTATTCTTTTGGAACTGGTATGTTTTTTCAAAGCAGTATTACAAATAATGATGCAGCTGGAGGATTAGGATTCTTTACAGATGATATAGGAAAAAATGGATACTATGTTTTATTGCAAACAACATCTAATCTTTCTAATACTTCTGACAAAGAAGTCAAAATTTTAAAAATTGTAAATGGTAAAAGAAAAGAATTAGCCGATAGCCAAAAAAATAATCCTTCTAAAACATTAACAGGTATTATAGGAGCAACTTCTTATAAGGTTGATATTAAAGTTGAAGTTACAGCGACAGCTAGAGTAATTGATGTGTACATTAATAATTTTAAAATAACTGCAGTTGATGCAAATAAGTCATCCAGCACAGATCCAATCGATCAAGTTCTTCCAGTTACACCAAATATATCTATGTGTGCAACTACAGGGACTGCATACTTTGATTACTTGTATGGGGTACCTTTAGAAGAAGCCCAGTACACTTCTGGGATAATGCAAAATGTATATAACGGACAATTTAATGATACAGTTTTAAATTTCTTGTTTGGAGAAAAGGTTCTAAGTAACTTTAATAAAACTTCTTTAACAAACGGATATCTTGAAGAATTTGGAACGGTAGCCAGAGAGCTTAGAAAAATTAATATTAAGTACGAGTCTAGACCTGGCTATCCGTTATACCCAAGTCTTGGAATAAATAAATTTGTCAATGTTCTAGGGTCTAGACTCACATCTTTTGGGGCGGAAGTATATTTAATTAATAATGCAGGAACATGGGTTCCTCTTGATGATGCATCGTTAAACTCATTTAGCATAATTGGCAACTATTTAGTAACCTCTGGCCAACATGAGTATACAGATAAGACAATAAATGAATATACAAATCCAGAACCAGTAATTTTTGAATCCCAGTGGATACAAAAAGAATCTGACGCCAAGGCGATATCTGTATGGATCAAAGATCTATGGTCAAATCAGCAATCTGTTGTTTCTATGCAGGTATTTGGAAACCCTTTAATTTCAGTAGGAGATGTAATAACAATAAATTACCCATCTAATAATTTGGACGGGACTAAGAAATTTGTAGTTATGAATGTTACAAATTCATTTAATCAAGGATTGGAGACATCCATAACGGCTAGGACTCTTTAGTCAATAAATGGTATAATAAAAAAATGGCAATACAAAAACCATCAACAACAAGCGTAGCGGCAGATGCCCCTATTGTTATATATTCTAATTCCCCAGAGGCCAAAGACTTAGGATCTAACTACGTAAAGGTAATTCCTGGAAATGTAATAGGGCCGCTATACCTTTCTTCTCCAGATGTATCTTTTGATGAAATTGATGGAAGCCTGGTTGTTGCAGAAGATATTAATTCTGAAAAGGTGGTCTCAGGAGAAACTTCATCTATTTTTTATCCTTCAGCTCCATCTTTATCTGATATACAAATGGTTTCAAATGCCGTTGTTTATGATGCCGCTGGCAACCCATCAGTACAAGTAGTTTTTAAAATTAAAAATTCAAGCGGACAAACCTTAAAAGGAATAAATGCAAGAGTGGAGCTCAAATGATAACAAAATTTGGTAAAAGATTTTTAACTAGTCACATGGCTGGGATAGTAGACTTTGCTACAAAAGACTTAGCTTTGGGAATAGGT